GGACTTTATAACTTGGTTAAAAACACATAATAAGAAAAGAATAGAGGACGGAAGTGAGCCAGAGAAAGATTTTGAATTTAAGGTTGAGGAAATTAATAACTTAATTAATAAAGAATTATAAAATGAGTAGTTTAAAAACAAAATTATCAAAAGAAAGAAAATTAATAGCTAAATTATGGAATAAAAAAAAAGATTTAGACGAATTAAAAACAAGATTATTTTTTGTGGTAGATAGTAAAGAAGATAATGAAGAAATTTTTGAAACACTAGAAGAAGCAGAAGCATATTTAATATCAGTTATAAATTCTGGTAACAAAGGTCGATTATATATTGCTATGGTAAGAAATGCTTATTATGAAAAGGATTTAAAAAGTTGGAATTATGAAGATTATAGCGATACATTTAACATTATTAAAGTAATAAACGGAAAAGAATTATAAAATGAAAACAAAAAGAGATTTATTATATGATTTATTAGATGAAAAGTATCAAGAATTACGAGAAATTTTAGGAATTGAAAGTGATAGCGAAGAAATGGAATTAATATATAAAATAGTCGCATTAGAATTAGAATTAGAATTAGAATGTAATAAATAAAAATATTATGAAAAATGAAGAACGAATGGAAATGCTATGTGATATATCACAAAAGAAAACAGAAGAAGAATGTAAAAGACTAGGTATTGAAGTTTATACAGAAGAAGACGGAGTAACTAGATATACAGACGAAGCACAGGATATATTTAATAATTATTATGATGAAATTGAAAGTGAATTACTAGATAATAAAGATAAAGAATTATAAAATGAATAAAAATATAATCATTTTAATATTACTAATTACAGCAATATTACAGCATATAATTATAATACAAATACTTTAATACCATTTTATGCTTTTAAGGCTCTTAAAACTCAATTTTGAGAGCCAAATAAAGTATATAATACAATTATTATAACATTATATACTTAACGAGCGTCGCTGTTCGTTCGTTCATTGACAATATGAATAAAGAACAAAAAGAACTTCTAGAAAGGTTATATAATGAGACAGGTATAGACTTGTTTTATGAGATAGAGAACAACAAACCCGATAATATAGATGAACTTATGGAAGTATTACAAGAGAGAGTTAGTGAAATTGAGGTTATTTATTACAATAATGCAATAGAACATTTGCGCGAAAATGACCCTTCACTACAAGAAAGCTTATCACTGGCTCACGATATGGGGTATACAGCGGATAGAATAAATAGTGAACTACTTGCAACCTTATTGAAACAACAAGAAGCAAGCGAGATAATATGGACTTTTAAGGACGAGTTGGAAGAATTATTCTATAATAATGAGGAATTATAATTCTATGAAACTATACGCAACAACAACTAGCGAGAGAGCAACAAAAGGGCAAGGGGGTAATATATTTTTAGATATTGAAGTAAAAGACGAATTGAAAAACAATATCCTGAATATAAAGTTATCTCCCTTTGGAGAGAATAAACTAACTCATTGTATTATAAGAAAAGAAGGAGATGAAAAAATACTTTGGGCAGGTTACTTAAAAGGTAAAAGTCAAAAAGGCGAATGTAAACATTTTATTGTAAAAGATGATTATGGCAAAGAATATTGTCAAGAATGCGGTCAATACAATAATTTGAACTAAAAGCCAAAAAGAGAAAAGCCGATAATTTAACAGCGATTATCGGTTTTTTTTGTTACCTAAATGTAAAGCCAACTTTACATTGGACGGGGTAAGAAAAAGCTAAATGTTACAAAGATTAGTCATTTTTGAACATTGGACAGGGCAAGAAAATTTATAAATTTAACTATAAAAATATTATGGAAAAAGAAACATTGGACAGGGCAAGAAAATTGACCCCTAAAGAAATAGTAAGTGAGTATATGAGAGAATTACAAAAAAAATCAGCTCGGAAACGATTAGAGAATGACCCTAATACTTATAAAAAAATGAGAGCTTTACGGACTGAGAAATCAAAAGAGGAAGAATTAGAGATTAGAGTTGAATAATTAGTCTGAAAGAACTATCAGGACTTTATCCCCTTCATCACGAGGGGTTTTTCCTGATGGTTCTACCATCTCTTTTGCTATTTCAATAGCTTTATTTCTTGCTCCTCGGTCAATCTTTTCTTCTCCAGTTTGTTTTATGTTATCTATTAAATAGGAGTTTATTTCTTGGACTGTTATTTGTTTTAGTAAATTATCTCCAAAATGTTCTTGTAGTTGTTTAAATTGGTCTGATTTCTCTATTGTAGTGGCGTGAGTTGGAGTAGCATAACCTGCTACTATTTGAGCTTCTTTCTTAGTTTTACCAGTTTTTACAGCCATAAAATATTTTCCTACCTTTGTATGTAAATCTGGTTTCTTTTTCATATTCCTGTTACTTCACTAAACTCTATTATGTATGTTGTTCCTGACATTTATTTTTTCTTTTCTTCTTTAGGTTCTTCTTTCTTTTCTTCAGGTTTAAGAAGGTTTTGTATTTTTATTTGTAATTGAGCTACTGGTAAAGCATCACTTCCTTTTATTGGTGCTATTGAGATTAAGTTAAATATATTTTGTAATTCTTCTTGAGTGAACATAGTTTTTTTATTTAATTTATAATTACTTACATTATATCATATTAACTAATAATGTTGCAAACTATTTATTTAATTCTAATCTTAATTTCTCTAACTCTTGTTTAAGTTTATCTTCAAACACAGCTTGGTCATATTCACAGGTACAACAGTAATTATCTAAAGTTTCGTGAGCTTCTTCTCTTTCTATCTTTTTTAATTCTTCTCTACAACAGGAATATGGCATAGTATTTCCCATAGTGTTATGGTCTTTACATTTCCATTGTTTATAAGGTTCTGCACTGTTTATTCTATCTATTAGTTCTTCTTTTCTCATATTTATTCTTTTAATTTAATAATCTGTTCTTTTAGGCGGGAGAGGTGATAATCATTAAAACAATGTGTCCCGAAATATTCAAAATCAACAAACACTTCAATCGTATCCTTTCCCTTTACTTTGTATTTAGTTCCAAAGCTAGAAATAACCCCAATCTTACCCATCAGAGTTGGTTGCCCAGGTTCATTATTTCCACCAATTACCTTAACTTTATCTTTTATTTTCATATTATTCTTCTTTTATTTTAATAATCTGTACTTCCTAACACTTTACAACAAAGATTTTCTAGTGCTTCTTCTGGTGTTTCTCCCCTAACCCCTTGTTTCCATTTACTTGTGTGTTGATTTGGTGTTGCTTGCCATATCATTTTGGGGTGTTTAGGATTTTCACTATGTAATGTTAGTTTTCTAAACTTATTACCTAACTTTTCTAAATACCAATTTATATTCATTTTTGCTGCTTGTGTTTTCATATTAGTTTGCGTATGATATTTTATTACCGAATAATGTTTTATTTTTTCCATATAGAACATCTTTTACAGAACTTCTTTTAAGACCACTTTCTTCAAGAAAAGATTTTATAGATGGATACCTGGTCTTGATACCATTTTTTTCTACAATTATAGGAACATAGTGATATTCTCTGGTTGCTCCCTTCCATAATTTACTCATTTTTTTTCTCTGAAATTCAGTTGTGTCTTGTTTACTGTGACAAGAAGAACATAACATTACAAAATTTTCACGGTTTTTCTCATAAATATATCCTATTTTCAAAGCCCATCCATATTTAGTAGATTTACCACTACAATTTTCATTTTCACATTTACCTGCCTTTCCAAAGTTTTTTTTCATCCAATAATGAATATTCTGATACATCGAGTATGAGATTCCATACTTAGTCTCTATTCTTTTCTCAACTCTTTTCCACTGTTTAACTGTTTTCATATTTACTTGTTAGGGAGGTTGGTTATTTTTATATCTTTAATATCTAAATTCATTTCTTTAATAAATTTATCTGTTTCCTTTTTTTGTCTATTAAAAAACCATTTACCAAATTTCCATTTCTCCCAACTCTTTATAATATCTTCCCTCCCCTTCTCATAAGCAAATTCTACTATTTTCTCTAATTGGTAGGAGTCTATGGCTTGGTTGTAGCTCTCAACGCGTTGTTTTAGTAGAGCATTTTGCATATTTCCATAATCAGTTGAGCTTATTTGTGTTTCTGCGTACTTCTTCTCTGGAATATAACCTAGTTCTTTAGCTTCTTTTATTATTTGTTGTGTTGTGTTAGTCATAAAAAAATTGTTATTTTATAATTTCTTCAAACACTATCTGACTAGGAAGTATTTGGCTTGTAATATAAACACTACTAAATGGTGGGTTCAAACTTGGTTTCGGGTCGTTATAATTCTTGAAATAAGAAATTCTTTTGCTTAAATACATTATTTCAAATTCGTTGTTTTTAAACATATTAAATCTTTTCTTGCTTTCAAATAATCCGACAACTCCAACTAACATAGCAAAAGGTTTCCTTAACTTAAATAACTTCTCAAAAACTTCTGCTTTAAGTGAGTATGGAGGATTTGAAATAATATAATCTGCTTCTTTTACTTCTTTTGTAAAAAAATCTCCGCCAGTTAATATACTGGAGTACCATACATAATGACCTTCATTTACTAATACTTTAACAAAGTTACTTTCTTTGGTGTCAAAAGGACACCAGATTTTACTTTTTGGCTTCAAATATTTTAATAACGGCTCTATTGCATAAACTGGAGTATAGAACTCGTCATTTCCACTTCCTGCTACTTTATCCATTTTCATATATATTTTTTACATCTATAACAATAATGATTCCACCAAAAACCCCTTTTGTGCCAAAACATTTTACAGAACCAGTGTGTTTTTTGTGTTCTTTGCTTCATAAATACTTTTTTATAAACATTACTAATTTCACAATTACAACCAGTCGCTACACCAAGACAGTTTTCTTTATGTTCCAAAAATCTATTTTCTTTTTCTGAGTAAATAATTGGGCTATTGAATAACATAGACTCCTCAACTAAATTCCTTAGTTTATTGATTTCTTCCCTTATTAAGTTATTTATTGTGTCTTTCATAATTGTTTATTTTGGTGTTGGGGTTAAAAATCTTTAGTTTTAATTTTATACATTTCTCCGTTCTCGCAGTGCCAAACTATTCCCTCAATTCCACAATCGTTTCCATACTTTGATTTCTGTTCAGGTAGCCAAACTTTCAATTCCTCAAAAGTTGTAGGCACATTTTCAAATACAGGAGCTTGGTTAAGTGTAAAAAATACTATTCTGTTCGTTGGTAGATTAAGTGGATTACCCTGTATATTTGTTCCTAAAGCTTCTCCACTCCACTCTCCGTCAGGTAGTTGTGATAAATCAGTGTTCGCTAAGGCATCATTAAGCCACTTATCTTCGCTTGAAATAGCTGTATCTACATACCACGGCTCAATAATACCTTTATGTTTTTGTATCTTATCAGGGTTTCGTCTTTTCTCTAAACGAACACAAGTTCCATTACGGATAGTAACCCTCACATTCATTCCGTCTAGTTTTTCGGTGGCTTTTGCATCTTTTAATAACTCTAAATCAACACCACTAGCAATTTGGTCAATAATCTTTCTATCTACTCTTTCAAACAATGTTCTTATTTTTCTCATTTTATTTCTTCCACTAGTTAAGCTCTAGGGTAGCTTGTTAGTTAATAAATTACTTATTTCTCCATTCCTCATAATCAGGGTCATATTTTGGAGCAACTTCACAAGGACAAATTACTGCACCAATTTTATCTTTACATTTATTACACTTTTCTTCTTCCCTCTTTGTGTTAGTTTTCATTTTAACTTTCTATAATATTACTTATAATAGTTTCCTTTAATTTCTTATCTAATCTTTTAAATCCTGCTTGTTGGAAAATGTTATCGACCTTTTTTTGAACATTCTTTTTAGCTTCTTTTCTTTCATTTGGAGTAGTTTTGTTGTAAATAGTTGAACGAGTTAGCCATATATCTTGTATGTTGCTTTCTAGTCCTCCTTCTGAAAGAGCTTTTAGTATTGTTTTTTTAAGTTTATTTTTCATAAGTCTTGTAAGTTTCTAATAACTCTAAATAATGGTCGTAAGCCTTTACTGTTTTCTGTCTTTCTTTTTCTAATTGTTCCATATACGCATTACCTTCTTCTTTTAACATTCTTTTATAAGCCTCTGCACCTTGTCCTCCTCTGTGAATATTACACGCAAAGCACTGCCATCTAAGAACTCTCATATCGTATTTTAGATTTGCTCCTAACGTAGATTTAGGGTAAGGAACGTGTCCTAATTGACAATTACTACCTTGTAGTTTTTTAGCTTTACAGGTATAGCAATCTTTTTTATATAATATTTCTGCTACTCTGCGACATTCTTTCCATAATTCCCTTTGTATTTTACTTATAGGTTTTTTACTTACCTTTTTTAACTTAGTTCTTTTTAAGGGCTTAGTAGTTTTTTTCTTAAATGTAGTGTTTTTCATATTAAGAGTTGATTCCATAAACTTTTCAGCTATAAACTTTTCAGCTATTTCCATTGGTGTCATTCTTTTGAACCCTGACCTTTTCATCGTTTTACTAATTTACTGACAATAGTTCCATCTGAGAATGTATAAGTTTTTCTTACATAAGGTGTTTTTCTTAAAAAATATACAAAGTCTTTCTTATTTCCTTCTTTTCTCCACTTACCTACTACTTCCCAACCTTCCTCTTTGTTTAAATCACAGATAATAGCTCCTAATCGAGTAATAAAGTTCTGTAAAGCTCCATTTCTGGTAACTTCTCCATTATTTAATAGCTGTTCTATAGCCCAATCTCTTTGTGATTTTTTCATTTTAATATTTTTGGTAAATTCGAGTTTTAACAGAACTAGATAATTTACTTAATGCTTTTAATTTTCTTTTCAATTCTATTTCACTTTGACCTTTTTCACTTGCATCCCATTTCATTGTTGCACCACTTCTAGTTTTTTCTTTACACTCTACTAAAAATAATGCTTCAGATTTTTCTATTTCAGCTAATTCAAGTTCTAAGTCTGCTTGGAGAATATCTAACATTGAGCTGAGTTCTTCTAAATCATACTTAGTCATATTTCCTTCTTTTAAGGATTTTATTACATTTATTATGTTAATAGTATTCATATTATAATTGAAATTCCTTTTTAATGTTTCCTTTAGTATCCATCACACCAATGTATTTAAAAAATCTCTTTGCTTTGTGTCCGTGAGTAACTGTATTTTTATGACATTCTTTACATAGTGTAATTCCGTTAGCTTTTTCAGTTCTCATACTAGGAAAATAAGCAAATGGTAATATGTGGTCTGCTTCTAATTTTTCACCATACTGTCCACATTTTCTACAAGTGTAATTATCTCTTTTAAATACCGACTCCCTCCATAACTTATATTCAAGTGAGCTTCTAATTTTTCTGTTTGTGGAAGTAATTCCACCTTTCCATAAATAAGATTTTTGACCTTTACTCGCTAAACTCATTTTTTTTCTTGTTTTAATGGAAAATTTTCTACCTTTTCTCTTTTCACCACCTTTTTTATAAGATTTTTTAGTGATTTTACTCCTTGCGTTTTTAGCTTGTTCTCTAAGTCTTTCTAATTGACTTTCAACATATTCTTTTGATTTCTTTCTACCTTTTAATTTTGCACTAATCTTAGCTCCTAACTTTGGTCTTTTTTTGCCCAACCAATAAGGAGTATGAGGAGATTTAATACCTTTATTCCAAGGAATACGACCTTTATTACTTTCACTATTTTTCCTTTTTGACTCTCTTGAGTGTTTAGTTCCTTTTTTCATAATTTGACTCTTTTATCTCTGATATGATAGTTTGTATGTTTTTTTTCATAAAGTGGCTTAAAAGCTAATCTTAAAAGCTAATAATGGGCTTCAGGGAGGGTATTAAAACCCTACATCCTCTGCTGTTTGTTCGTCTTGGTAGCTTTCTGCTTCTTCTGTCTGTCCTTCCATAACTAACTCAAATCCTTTTCTTGCTACACCTTTAGTGTGGTCTACATAAGCATCTGATAATTTACAAGATAAGAATGTTCCACCACTTTTATCTTTCTTAATCCAACAAGCACCTGCTTCTACATAATTTGATTCATCTGTTCCTACATTTACTGATATTTTGTAATCAGGCATTGTATCTGTCTTTTTATATTTATTTTTTTGTAAGTTAAAGTATTTCATTTTTATTTTCTATTCTCTTTAGAGATTTTTTAATTTCTTGAATAATTGTTGTTTGAACTTCATTAAGTTCGTCATAATCATCTGAGGACATAATATTTTCGCCTAAATATTTATCCAAAAATGAGTTCCATTCTTTCCTTTTCATTAGAAGCCAAGCTCATCATCTGCTACTGCGACCTTTTTCTTACTACTTCCTAGATTTGCATCGTCATCTTCTGCTTGTAATAGGAATAGACTTTGTAGAGCATATCTTCGGTAGTAGGTTATTGCACTTCCCATTTTTTGTGGGTCTTGTAAATTCGGTAATGGCATAACACTGTGGCAAATTTCTTTGTCTCCATCCATTACGATAGTAGCAATAGCAGGACTACTATCTGGTAAACTTGTTAGTGGCTGTATTACAGTAATTTCGTGTTTCGCTAGTAATGGTATTAGTTGAGCAAGTAACCCATTTATATCCATATACTTACTTTTAAAGAAAGGGTTAGTTTCTGTTTTACTTAGCACTCCTATTTCGCTTTGTATTTTTAATATTTTTTCCATTATAGTAATTGCATTATTAGTAAATGTTGAGCTATAACTACGACCATTAGTATAACTAATATTGTTATAAAGTAATTATTCATTTTCTAATTCATTGTGAGCTTTAATAATCTTTACATTTATTTCATCTCCTAAATTACTTAATGTTTCGTGTGCTACATACTTTCCATATTTCTCTCCAAGGTCTATTAGTTCTTGAACATCTAAATATTGCAACCAAACATCTATCATATCTTCACAATTATCTTTAGTTATAGGCATACCACCTACTTCTCTTAAATCATTAAATTTATCTTGTAAAAATTCTTCAAATGTATTTATTTTAGTCATTAGAATGTTCTTGTTTGTAATCATCATAATCTCCGTGATTATCATAACAAGTATCACATTGATAATCGTGTGAGATACGACCACAATCCCAACATTCTCTTAAAACATCTTTTCCTTTTTCTAATCTCTCTATTAAATTGTCTTTTGTTTTTGACATAATATTTTAATAAGTTAATAATTAGATAATTCTCTAAAAACTCAAATCTATGGCTCTTTACTTACTTAGGGAAAGGATAGTAATTCCTCTTGCGAGGGGTGGTTTGTACCCTTACTCCTACCATAAACTTGAGTTTTTAAAGAACTATCTATAAAGAGTAAATGTTTTAGGGTAAAGCTCGTAATAAACCAACTTATCCTTTCCTTTACTCTGATTATAGTATAAACTAATTCATTTATTATTGCAAGTATCAAACTGTGGAAAACTTTTTATTAAAATATTGTCCTTTGTAAGTCTATTGGGTTAATTGCTAAATCCAAAATATGTTTTCCTACTTCTGGTTCTGCACAATTATTTATTACTTTTTTTGTAAATGTTTTTGTTAAGTTAAATTTTTTAATATCAAGTCCTATTTTATCTATTCTGTCATCAAGAGTTGCTTTTCTTTTAGAAGATGTAAGTATTCCTCTATCTTCTCCTACAAAATCTCTTAATATAAAATTAGTCCAAAAATAATGTCCTGCTAACTTGTTTGGTGGTATTAAAGGGTCATAGTAACTTATAACATTTTCAACACACCACTTTCCCTTAAACCAATGCTTTAAATATAGTATTTCTTGATATAAAGTCATTTCAGGATACTTAACACTTTTACCTTCTTGAACATTACTTAAGAGGTTCATTCGTGAATGTGTTGGGCAAGGTGGACTACTCCAAATAAAATCAAACTCTTCGTAATGGTCTAAAAGATACTGATGTGCATCTCCTACAATAACTTTATCATTAGGAAAGAAATCTTGATATATTTTTGCTATTTTAGGATTATGTTCTACTGCTGTGATTTCGTGTTCATCACCCCAGAGCTTACGATTTCCTCCTATTCCTGCATATAAATTTAATATTTTCATAAATGTAAATAAACTACTAATAAAACTATAAACCAATAAAGTAATATTCCTACATATTGTTCTTGATAAAAATCAACTTCTTTCTTTCCGAAGTATTTTGTAAATTGAACTGCAAAATGAGTTAAACACCAGATGGGGAATATATATACTGATAAATAAATCCATTCTATAAATAATTTCATTTGATTGAATACCAGAGCCATTTAGTAAAGCTCGACCTTTTGTAACCGTTTCTATTTATCATATCTCACTTTCTGATTAAACATTTCATCTAATTCTCTACTTTCTTCTTGGACTTTATTATATCCTTTATATTTTTTAAATTTATCCTCTTCAAAAATTGATACTTGCCACCTTTTTGTTCCACCATTGAAAGATTTTATATACCATTTATTATCTATCTTTTTTTCTTCGTAATAATCTTCTTCTTGATTGAATTTTTTAAGAAGTTCTATTTGTCTTTCTAGTTTTTCTTTTTTAGTCATTATATTTTAAATTTATCTGATAGTTTTTTAACTTCATCGCTGAATTTTGGCTGTGGTAATTCTTTAATTATTTCTGAAAGATTTATTTGTAGAAGTGCTTTATTTTTTTCTATTAAAGGCATTACTCTTTTTGCTTCTGTTAACAATTCTCTCATTTTTAGTTTAATACCTTTTGAGTGTATTTCATTCCAATCATCATCATTTAACTTATGAGATGGATTCCAACCCATAGTTTCATTCCAAGCTGGTTCTATTCCTTGTATGTCTTGTCCCCTAAGAGCAACACCATTTTTAAATACACCCCTTTCATTTGGATTCATAAATAAATAATATGATTTATGTGCTTCATTACCATCTATAACATAATACTGTTCTTCCCTAAATCCTGTTATTATTTTAATTTTTAAATTTTCCATTTTTTTTAAAAAGCTACTTTATTTTTTGGTTGCTCTTTTTTATATCTAATAATTGCCGACTCTAAACTTATAAACTTATCTCTTAATTGTAGTGGTGTTGTTATTGTAGGAAAGAATTTTATTTTATTTGTTTTTGGTAATGTTTTACTAATAATGTTTAATATTCTTTCAAGACCATAAGTAGTAATCAAATCTTCACTTGCTTGTCTTTGAGTTTTGTTACCATACATTCTTTTACAAGCTGGATTTAATTTACTAAATTCTTCTATTAAAAGAACAATATCCTCGTGCAAAGATTTATCTTTGCTATTTTCTTTTGTCATTTTCTTTTTTCTTTTGTATGTATACCCGCCTTTACCATTTTTGGTATACCCGCCTTTACCAAAGATGTTCTCAGACTTTACTAGTATACCCGACTTTACCACCCACTTATTATAGTCTTTATTAAAGCTCAATAGTAAACCCGACTTTACTAGGATATTTCTTATTATTAAATTTTTGAGAGCTTTAACGACTGTTACTCTCGATAACCCTGTCCCTTTTTCAAATTGTGTTAGTGATATTCTATCTTCTTTTTTATTGAAGCCATAAGTTTTACGAATAACAAAAAATAAAATATCTTTTTCAGAAGCTGGTAAACGCCACTTTACTAGTTCTTCTAATATTTCGTTAGCTATTTTTGTAAATCCATTCTCCGTTTGAGGATTTGCCATTTAGTATATTTAATCTCGGCTACCCTTAACCTTTACAAGTAAAGGGTATGCGAGATTATGTAAAGGTTGTTAAATCTGTTCGACCGAACATTGTTTTAATTATATCACAAATAATAAATGCAAAGGTGTGGATAAACTCAACTCTCCTGAAATACCAGATAGTTTACAAGAGAAATATTTTAGTTTACAAGGGAATAAAAATTACACTACTGTCCATTGAACATCGTAAAATCTTTTATACCAACCATTATTTCCAACTTCTCCTTTATATCTTCTTAATGATTGATTAGCTACCTTTCTTATTTTTTTCTTTCTATAGTGAGCTAAAAAATAACCATTTCTTGTATGGTAATAATCTTTCCTGCATTCGTAAGTGTTCCAATGCTTTATTCCTTTGTTGTAAATAGGCATTACATAACTAATACATTATAACATAAAAAAGAGACTAGGTGCTAATCATCTGACCGATGAAATATCAAACCTAATCTCTTTGAAGTATCTATAGAAAGTTAATTATTTCCTTCTGCAAGGGTTAGTCCCATTAAGGAACAGCTTGTAATAATTCTATTACATTTATAGTCAAGCACATCTAGTATTAAAAGTCAAGGGTTAAAGACAGAAATAGAGAGCTTCCACTCTCCATTTGTGTGTTACCTAGATAAATGAAATTCTAGTCGTGTTCTTGATTATTAACTTATTTATTTTTTTTTTGAGAATATTTTTTTGTACATGTATGTGGCAACACCATACCTGTCTTTATTATAACATAAAACAAAAAACTACTTAAGTAGTTCTTTGCAAATTATATCCTATCTTATTTAAAAGAACGCTCACTATCCAGTGTCAGTTCGGTATATAATTTTCTGTATCTTTATTATAGCATAATGTTATAATAAATAAAAAAGTACATTATGGAAAAAACAATTCTTTGCCGAACATTTTTTTGTAAAGAGTGTTACATAAAAGATTTTCCAGTTGACAATCAAAGTGTAGTTCTCTTTCAAGGGGAGCATCAATGTTATGCTCTACAGAAGACATCCAACACAAGTGGCAGGTTATGTGGTTATACTCCTCATATAATTGTATTACAACAAGTAGTTAAAGAGGAAGTATTATTCACTTATTCTTGTGGAATAGTTGGTTGTGGTTTCTCAATAAGAGAAACTGAGAAATCCGAAAAAGGTAAAAAAGTTTATGATGTTTTATTACTTAAAGTAAATAACTCAAAACTTTCTATCAGAGAATGGAACGCATTAGTAAATTACAGGGATGTTTACTATTACATAACATAAATAAAGAGGAGTCTCGGACTCCTCTTTTTTTATGTTATGTAAATATTTTTACAATCATTCTATACGCATTATCGCTAAGACGAGTTTCAGGAGACCTTTTACCTCCTTCAAAAAGTCTTATTATCTGTTCAATAATATCGTGACAATCACGACAAAGTAATATCTTTTCACTTCTCTTAGAGAAAAATTTAGGAATAATATGATGTCTGGTGCTGGGTTTTAACTCTTTACACCGAGGGCATTTTATTACCACAAGCACCTCCTTTTTACATAGTCAGTAACTTTATGGCAAACAAGACAGATAAGATATATTTTACAATAAATCTCGTGTTTAGTTCTCTTGTTACAGTAGAAACATTTTCTTCTAACATATTCTTTCATTGCTTTAGATTTAAAAGAAACAATCTTTGTCTTTTAAGTCCTTTCTCAACTTACGGAATCCTAAGTTAAGGATAAGGACAATAATCAGTAGTGTTATCATTTTATTTAATTATAGAGTAAAGAAAAAAAAGAATAATGAGTATGATTGCTACCCAAGTGAGAAAACAACCATACCCACCACAACCTGTTTCTATTCGTGATACTTCCATAGAATTACCATTTGTAGTTCCACTTCTTGTCGTAATACTTTCTATCAAAGAAAGGCACAAATTCGTGTTTGATGCGTTGTATAGCACCATTATCTCCTACCTTAACTGAAATCATCCAGTAACCAACGTGTGCTTGTAGGTGTTTTTTTCGCATAAAAGGAGTTTGGTCTTGCGCACATCCACCTTGAATTATGTGAACTGACCTATAGTAGTTATAACTCGCTTTATGATAATGTCCCATCAAAAGAATTGTAGGTTTTTCTCCAGAGGAGTAAGACTCTACTATTTTCTGTGGTTTGTAACTTATAGCATAACTAGAGCCACCTCCAGGGTGAACTATTCTAATAGTGCAATCTCCTTGTGGTTTGTTGATAACAATATCGTGTTCCATGTGGCTTAAGTAAATTAGGTCATAACGACCTTTTTGTTCTGCCATAAATTGAATATATTGTCCAACATCAATTCCTTCTCTTTGTGTATACCAACCTTCGTGGTCATCTCCTGTAATGTAGTAAGTCTTTATATCCTTTCGTTTAGGATAGTTTTCTACAAAATAATTAACTTGACCTCCTAAACCAACTGTGTGTAAGTCAAATTTATTAAATCGTGCTTCACCTTCAATCATATTACCTGCGAGATACACTATTTTAATACCCTGTCTTTCAAAATTGTCGTATGCTGTTTCCACAACATCTCGTCTTTCGTATTTAGAGCCATAGTGCATATCTGTAATAAATCCAAACTTAATCCATTCTCCTTTGAAATGGTAATCATCTAAAACAGAAGTTCCACCAGATTGAATTTCTTTTGCAAGTTCTATTTTGTTATCTACAAAATGAAATTTCTTGTGTTGCTTTTCTAATTCTGTAATAGCTTCTCTAATCGTCTTGACACCTATATTAAAAAAATCGCTTAATTCTTCAATAGAGATACCTTTTTTCTTTTTAATTTTTGTATAAACTTTTTCAATAAAAGCACTTTTAAATTCACTTTTATTTACTTTTAAATTTTTTAATGTTCCAAAAATATCCTTGTAGCGTTTTCTAATAGAGTCATAGGATTGTGTAACTCCTAATTCTTTTTCTATTAGTTCAGAGAGTTCATTGTAATTTAAGTCTTTGTTCTGTGAAATCAACTTATTGACTTCGAGTGATATTTTCTTTGTCATTATTGTATTGTTAATGAACACGAAAAAATAACTATTATCATTTTTATTATACCATATTAGATTTTTCTGCAAATACTTTTTGTGTTCACAACTTTATTATACCATAAAACAAAAAAACCCCAATTAAGAGGTTTTTTTAAAGTGCATATTATAATACTTAGATGTCTAAAAATTTAAACTCTAATTTATTATTTGAATTTTTTAAAAAACGAGCCCTAGATTGTTTTTGTTTTTGGTCGTATTTTCTGTGACAACTTACACACAATCCCCTAAAGTCTTTTATATCTCTCTTATATAATCCACTTATATTTGACCAATGAATATTCCACTGTCCTTTGTTTCTACTACCAACCTTTTTACACGTCTCGCATTTATCTGGGTTTCCATAATTTCTAATAATCCACCTATGAAGTGGAGCGTACTGTATTTTGTTGCCCACCCAAGAGTGATGGTTTTTATTCTTAAAATAGTCATTCTGACATTCCTTTGAACAGAATTTTGTTCTACCTATCTGCCGAGGTTTAAATGACTTGTCACATTTTTTACAATTTATTCGGACAGACCTAGATTTGAAAAACCTACAGTCCCTAGAACAAAATCTCCAATTATCTTTTCTCTTCAAGTAATCACTTTTATACTTTATTGTTATTGCTTTTTTGCAAGTCTCACATTTTTTAGTATACATATTTTACAAACCAAAAGGGACTATACGCTTGGCAGTATATAGTCCCTCCTAGTGCCAAGCTATTAATACTAGGATTATAACATACTAATACCAATTATGTCTATAATGATATTGTATGGCTTTCTGTGGATATTCATATCTCGTCTCTACATATTTAATCATACAATCAATTTGAATATAAGGATTTGATGTTTTCTCACAATCTACAATCTCCCAAGTCGAATTTAAGAACTGCCCTATACCATACGCAGAACTATTGGGGTTTTGTGCAGTGTTATCCCATTTACTTTCCCTCTCAATCAAATCAATAAAATGATACCACTCTGTTAAATTCCATTTAGTTGTAACAGATTCAAAGGCATACAATCTTACATTCGGTATTTGTATTTCTTTAGGTTCTTTTGGTTTCGTGCCGAGCACTGCTAGTGGCAAAAGCAACAATAAAAGAAAAATTATAATTAGTAAATACCGCATAGGGTATCTCTCTATTATAACACTTTTTCTGTTTCTCTATACTTTTTCTGTGCATAAACTCTTAGTCTGTGCATCTTACATCTTATACAAGTTATCTTTCTTCCTTTCATTTGTAAAGACCTTTCTTCTTTCTTTAAACAAGTAGGGTATTTTTTACTAAAACGAGAATATTGACATCTCATCATTACTTGCTCTTGCATTATTCTATATCTTCTATTGGTTTTGTTGTTAAATATCTTAACCAGAAATCTATAATAGATTTTCCTAAGATAATAAATCCAACTCCTCCATATTGAGTTTCAAAAGCAAGAAGTATTCCAAATACTCCTTGCAAAATTGCCACCCACATAGTTTTTGATTCGTACCACTTTTTCATAATAATTTTACTAACTTAATACATAACTCCGACAAGTTATGTTAATGTATTTAACACTGCTATGGTCTTTGGACCACACCAATAACCATAAGCTGACTCTAATGGATGTAATATAACTTTATACCCTACTTGAAAAGCTAAAACAGCTACCTTTGTTTTAGGTCCATAAATTCCATCTATTACATCATCTAAATATCCTAGTTGAGTTAATACTGTTTGAAGTTTAGCTACCTCTTGTCCTCTACTACCTACCCTCATTGTTGTATGAAAACGTATTCCTGTTGAAGTTTTAGGTAAGTAAGGCTCGGGGTCGATAGCTCCAAAGTAGGTATTGTTTTGCTCAAGGTTAAACCAAGTTCCCCAGTTTTCTCCTTTCACAACTGGTTTCAAACCAAAATGTAAATGCGAGCCTGTTGATTTCCCTGTATTATCTGCATATCCAATTAAATCTCCTGTTTTCACTGGTATAAAACCTGTCTTATCAGCTATTGGACTTTTATATTTAGGTTCTTTTAAAGGGTCAACCATATGCCAGTAAATAGTTTTGAAAAAACATTGACTATTTCCATATTCATATTCTTTGTCTGTAATAATAACTACACCATGTCCTCCACCTCCATCTACCTGATAAGAAGCAAAGCCATCGTGAGAAGCATAAATAGGAGTTCCGTGAGAAGCTCTTAAATCTATACCATTATGTCCTGCATTTCCATATAGTTCTGCATTTTTATTCCCAAATTTTTGTGTTACATACCATTCTTTTAATGGTCTTTTTAGTTTTAGTTTCATATATATATTATACCTTATCTTTTACCTAATAAAAAGCCAACAAAGGCAATTCCTACTGCGAATAAAAAACCTACAAACTTATCCCATAAAACAAACTTCTTTTTTTTCTTTTCTACTTGTCTGTCGTGTTCTTCTCCCTCATATCGTGAAATAAAAAGCATAGTTTTTTCATTATCACTTACTAAATAATTTATAATATCTCCTCTTTCTTTTAATAATAGTTCTATCTTTTCTTTCCATTTGTCATCTCTTTCTATGTATTGCTTCATAGTTTCTGAATTATTAGTTACTTTTTCATCTAGCCTTCCAATTTTTCCATTGAAGTTTTTATCTAAGTTTTTATTTATAATTGGTTCTATCTTTTGAAGAATATCAGTAACTAAATCACTGGTTTCTTTTTTACCAGATTGGACTGCTTTAAATATTATTCCTTCAAAATGTTCAATTTCTTTTTTGTTCATATTAAGCTGTTGTCATTACTTTAAAGTCTGTTCCACCTATGTTAATTACTATATACCCGTCATTAGTATATGGTGCTCCTGCTGTAACTTTTGTTGTGTTTGGTGCAGTAGCAATGTGTCGCCTTGTAGCGTCTGAATTAGTTACATGAAATGTGTTGTTATACTCCACCGCTCCTGCTTCCGCTGTTGTGTTTACAGTTCCTGTTGTTAACTTTAGTGGTGCTGTATTAGCTGTTGCTGTTCCAGCTTTTAAGTGGAGGACTGCTGTCGGACTCGTTGTACCTATACCTACCCTACCATTTGACGAGTCAATATTAAATATTGTAGTTCCTGCTGCGTTTGTAAAATTAGTTGAAGTTGTGCTGTTTACGAGTGGTGTGATAGTCAATTGATTTGCACTTGCCATCGTAAACTTATGTGCATTGGAAGCATTGTAACCTATTCGGAATTGTTCTGTTGTTCCTAGTATGTGGAGTTTAGCGGATGGCGTAGTTGTCCCTATACCGACGTTGCCTGTATACCTAATACGCATTGCTTCGGATTCTGTCCCCCCCGAAGAAACCTGAAAAGCAAGACTAGCATTTCCTGTGCTTATATTATTAGCAATAAGATTAGTAACTCCACCTCCACCATCAGTAGTTATCTGGAAGTTCATATTTGCTGACAATGAGTTCATTTGAAGTGTCTGATTTGCAACTGAAGCAGTTCCAATTTCTAATGCAACACTAGGTGTAGTATTTAAAATACCCACCTTAGCATTAGTTGAATCTATATTAAGAATTGACGTTCCACCTGCTGTCGTAAAATTGACACTTGATGTTGAGTTAACAAGTGGAGCAATAGTTAAAGAGTTTGCAGAACTTTGTGTAAACTTATGTGCATTGCTTGCATCATATCCAATTCTAAATTGTTCAGTTGTTCCGAGTGTGTGAAGGAAAGCGGAAGGCGATGTTATTCCAATACCCACATTCCCTGCACTGGTTAATACAAGTTGATTAGCAGTATATGCTCCACCATTAATAGAAGATTCAAAAGTAAGGTAACCTGTTGGATTAGCTGTGCCTTCTACTGGTACAACATAACTTCTAAAGTCCACTGCTTGACTTGCTGCTGTTGCATCTGTTTTCCAACCATAACCACTCCATCTTAGTGCAGGAGATATTTGTTGTGCTCCTGCTCCTGCTGCTGTAGTGTTTACTAAAGCTAATCCTGAAGTTGTAGTTTGTGTTGTTCCTAGAGAGTTTGTGGTGACGTCTAGTTTGGAAGATGGACTTGCTGTCCCTATACCCACTCTTGAATTCACCCCATCGTAAATAAGCCCTGTTGTAAGAGAGCCAAGAGCTACAAGTCCTTTAGTAGCGTGAGATGTGCTTTGTAAAAGTAAGCCATCACTTGCGCCTGTTCCACCTATTAAAGTTTGTCCTCCACTTCTTCCTAGAAGTAAAGCGTATTGTGTGTGGTCGTCATCAGTTAATCCTGAAAGTGTTCCGTGGTCACCTCCTGATACAGAAGTTATGTAGCCACTATCGTTTGTAAGTTCTGATATATTATCTCCACTTTGTAATGCACTGTCAGCTAAAGCACCTTGAGCTGCTGTTGCAAAAGTTGAAGCTGAACTACCTGAGTCTTTTATTAGTTTACCTGTAGTTCCATCAAATGCTGCAAAATTATTATTTGTTGATGAAGCTGGACCTTCTACGTCAGCAGCAAGGTTTGCTTCTGCTGTAGCTTTTATTTTATCAATTTCTGATTGTAAGCCCATAGCTAGTTTTCTAAAATCAGGCATACCTAATGTATCAATATTCTTTTTAAAGTTCTTTTGAAATATACTTTCTACATCTGGAATTTTAATTTTATCTACTTTTTTATTTAAAATATCTATCTTTTCATATAAAGGTTTAGCATTAAATTTTTCTTTTTTTATTATTTCATTAGTGGTATGAATATCATTAGTAGTATGAATAGTTGTTGGCTTTTCAATAATTACTTTTTCTATTGTTTCTTTAATTACTTTAGGTTTTGATAAAATCTTTGCTCTATTTGTCATTTCAGAAATCTTTTCTTTAGTAGAGTTATGTAAATTACTCAAAGTTTCTTTACCTTGCTCCATAAAACTCTTTGCTCTTTTTGCTAAATCTTCTGTATCGGTTTTATTTAATGTAGCTATCTGTTCTTTAGCTTCTAAATATTGCTCAACTGTATAGCCAAGTTTTTCTAAAATCTTTGCCCTAGACATTAAAATAAGGTTGTCATATTCTTTAGAGAATATATCAAGACCACCTTCAAGAGCTTCTTTCTCAATTTCTTTATATGCTTCCTTTAGTATTCTAGCTATTCTTTTAAATTCTTTTTTGTTCATATTAACTATTATACATAAAGTATCCTACTATTATTATCATTGTTAAAGTTTCAAACATTATTCTTTTGGTATATAAAATCTATTAAAGTATTCACCTACATTATTTTCTCTTAAAAGGTTCTCTAGTGCTTTCCTTTTATTCCATTCTACATAAGTTTCTTGTATATCAGCATCTACTGGTTGTATTTTAGCACCTACTGTTCTTAGTAGCTCTTGGGTTATATTTCTCTTTTGGTTGTCTTGTGAAGCCTTAGAAGCCCCTACAAAACCTCTCCAGTCTAATTGCCCATCTCTGTTGTATCCATTTGGAAGTTGGTCGCCTACTAATGGTGGTGCATAAGTTTTAGTTAGATATATCATTAAGTCTTTTAATTGTTTTTCTGATGTGTCTGATTCTTTCCAAATCTTATTACCATAGAAGTTTTCATTTTTAGCTACTGCTGAAATAGTTTGAATAAATGGAGAGTTTTCTGCTAATCCTTGAACACGACTTTCTGGTAGTCCACTTTCTCTATCTGTTCCTCTACTAAAGAAATTACCAGATACTATATCGCCAAAAGGAAGTATATATGTCATATCAAAATACGCAGACCTACCATTCTTATCTTTTATTGGAAGTTTAATATAAAAGCCATCTTTAACCCAAGGTGGTTCACTTGCTCTTTCTCTAGCTGTTTCTTTAATGTCTGCCATTTGTTCTATACCATTTTTAATTTTACCTAAAACAGAAACTCTTTGTGGATTTTTTAATATTGTTTCAACTGCTACTGGAGTTGCCTTGAATGTGAAAGTAATAAATGGAAAACCAAATAAACTCTCACGAAGTTTTCTTACAAAAGGTGTTACTTGTGCGTAGTTAAATGTTGCTGACTCTGATGCCTTCCAAGCGTCTTCTGGTGATAATCCTTTACTTGTTCTATTAAAAATATATGCTGATAGTTTTGCGTGATTTTCTTCTCCTTGATAAATGTTTCCCAACTTTTCCTTAGTTTCTTTCCAAAACTTCTTACCCTTACCCCATAGTTGTGCCTCTGGACTATCTATAAGGGTTTTCATTTCTGCTGAAGCAAACGTATCTAAATTATATCCAAGTGGTGTAGCTTCTTTTGTCCATTTACCACCTCCTTTAAATATTTCTTTAATAGCAATACTATCAGATTTTATAACTCTTGGGTCTAATGGGTTCATTCCAAGTTTCCAGTAGTTAAGTATTTTATTTGAAATTATATTTCTTGCGTGAGTTGCTGGGTTCATAACTACCTTAAAGAATTTAAAGTTAGCCACAAGGTCTTTTGCTATTGTATCTTTAGCTGGTTCTATTATTTCATTTAAATAAGTAGCAACATTGTCTGGAACATATCTACCACTTAATGCTCCCCACTTTGCACCAGTTGCTATTTTAGTAAAGCCTTCTTGTGCAACACCTGTTCCTAATTGTTTTTCAACTGCTCTTAAAAGTTTTGCATTTTCTACATCTTTAGTTAAATCAAATACACTTTTGAATAAAAGATAAGCTGGGTTTTCTATCGCTGTTAATTCTTTAGTAATTTCTTTTCTTTCTTTTATTCCTTTAATACCAATTATTTTAGAAGGGAATAATCCTTTACCTTTACCAAGTTCATATTCTTCATAAGCGTTTTTAATATATTGTCCTATATTCGGTTCACCAACTGTTTTATCTAACAAACCTAAATCCATAGCTTCTTTACTCAAAGAATCTAATTTATTATATAATTTGGCAACTGGTTCAAATTCTTCTGGTTTTAATACTTTTTGTAATTCTTCTAATGGTGTTCTGAAAAATCTATTTCCATTTAATTCGGGAACAAATTTACTGGTTAGTAATTTAGACGCTGTTTCTGGTGCAAGACTTCCCACAGACTTACCTAAATCAGCTACTGCTTTGGTAGTTATTGCTATATTTTTTACACTTCTTTCAAATGCTTCTTTGTAGATAGGGTCAGCACCAAACATCCAAGTAAATTTAGAACCTAAATATTTTCCTGCTTGTGTGCCACCTTCTAGGGCTTGATAAGTTTTATCTGTGCCTTCTATGCCCTTCTTTACCATTTTTCCAAAGGTTGCTTCTTTAGCACCTTTTAATGCTTTAGTTAGAAATGGTATTTTCTTTACAATAGTAGCTGGTGCAATATATGTTAGTGGGTCAACTGCAATATCCATAATAATACCTGCTATAACTCCAGGTAATCCATTATCTCCTAGTGCATCTTTATCAGAGAAACTTTGTCTAGTTTTTACTCCTTCTGCAAAAGATTTACCTTTTAACATACCTGTTACTCCATATTGTAGAGCGTTTAGTCCATCAAATATATCAGATATAAAACCACCAGAGAATATCTTTTTAGTATCTTCTCCTGTTTGTGCAGATAAAATTCTATCTGCTTGATTTTTAAGTCCTGATTGAGAAGCTAAATTATAAAGACCTTGACTTGTTGTTAAGTCATTTTTTTTAGTTCCAGAAAAATTTATTCTTCCTGTTGAATTTGTTGTGCTAAATATTCTTCCCATAATATTTTAGAAACCAAATAATCCACCAAAGAAACTAGCTACAGAACTGTCAGTTCTTTGAAAACCACCAGCTTGTGCTTGTGCAAATGGTGATTGTGCTGTTAATATTCTGCCTGGTGCTTCTACTGCATTACTTACTTTATTACTAATATTTTGTCCTCGTTGGAATGGTGTTGCAGGTGTAGATGTTACAACAGGTGCTTGAGTTTGTTGTCCTCCTGTTATAATCTCTCTAATTCTATCTTTTGTTAGTTCAGGATAAGCAATACTTATTCTTTGAACAATATCTTCTATTTCTGTAATACCACCATTTATGTATCCTACTATATCTTCTCTTGCTGATTGTTCAACTGAATTTTTAACTACCCCACTACCCTTACCAACATTAGCCATTTGTGCTTGTCTATACTGATAATCAACTGTTCCACCTGATGCATTTATTTTAGCTACTGCTTGAGCAAAGGTGTCAGTAGGTAGTATTCCTGCTTTTGGGTTTTCAAGTCCGAGGTTAAGAACTTTTGTTAAATTATCATTTGCTTGTGCTAATTGCTTTTCTTGCAAACTAATACTTGCTAAGAAAGCATCTTTATATATACCTTGAATAGCATTAAAACTATTTTGGTTTTGTTCATAGAAAGCTATAGCCATATTCATTTTATCTTTTTGGTCTGCTGTTGCAGCACTTACTGCTTGTTGAACTAAATTCTGTGCTTGTGCAAAATCTCCATTAAGATTACTTAATAGAGCAGATTGATAATTTATATCTGTTGCTAGTCTGTTTAATGTTCCTGCATATTTTCTTTCTATAGCACTCTGTTCTCTTGAAATAAATCCTGTAGTAGATAATCTATCAGTTGCTTTAGATTTTTCTTCTTCCATAGCTGTTTTTGTATCTTGATATTCTTTTGTTAGTGATGCAATTTCTGATTCTTTCACTTTCTTTTGATTAAGATACTCTTGTGTGTTCACTCCGAATTTAGACTCTGCTTGTGCTGTTAAGTCTGTTTGTGACTGCTGGTTATTAAATAGAGTTGAAAGAAAAGATTTATTTTCTTGAGATTGTTTTTGTTGTGCTTGGATTTGCTGATTATAGAATTGGTCTAATTGAGTTTGTAGACTATTAGTTCCTGTTTGAGAACCTGTTAATGTAGAGTTAGCATTAGATATATCTGATACTGTTGTGTTCCCATTAGGTAAATTAACACTACCTACTCCAGTATTTATACCATCAGCACTATTTGGTGGTGTTGCAGGTGGTAATGTTGGTGGTTTTCCAGATAAACTAGAAGTAGTTAAAGGTCCTACTATTCCATCTGGTGTAAGTCCATTTGCTTTTTGGTAAGCAATAACTGCTGCTTTAGTTTGTGGTCCATAAATTCCGTCTGCTGTAATATCTAAAAGACTTTGTAATTGTTTTACATTGTCTCCTCTTGAACCTACTTGTAGATTTCCCCCTGTGAGAGAGAATTGTGAAGCTGTATTTGCTTGATTAGCTGTGTTATGTGTTCCTATATTTGCTAGGTTTTGGTCTCCTGCACTACCTACTGGAACATACATTCCAGGACTTATTTCTCTTAGAGTTCCATTAGCTACTCCTGCTTTATTAGCTGCATCTTGTTGTATTGCAGATTTGGTAGTTAAATTACCTGTTATTGGGTCTGTTACATAAGGTGTAGGTAGTGTGTCAAAATTACCACTTATTGCTTGTCTCCACGCATCTGCATACCCAGGTGTAGTGCTACCCATTTGTTGTTGAACAAACTGTTGTAGTTTAGGGTCAGATTGATATGCCTTGTAAAAATCTTGTGGAGATACTTCTGTACTTTGACTAGCAGCATAAGTTGAACCTGTTGCTTGATAGTCAGGGGCTAAATCATAACCTCCTCCAGCTTGATTTGATTTATATATTTTTAATTTTATATCTTTTGCCATTATTTTTTATTTACTTCTGAGGAATAATCCCCATTACTATCTTTATAAATGATGAGTTCTATATCATCTTCTCCGACCTTAAATTCCATTTTTATTATATCTTGTTTCATATTATTATTGTTAAAATTATAATTATTTTTCTATTGCAAAATATGGTGCTGTAACCATCATAGAACCTCCATTTGATGTATCCCCTTCTGCTCCCCACCCAAATAATATTTCGTGGGCGGTTGTTGGTAAGTTAGTCGTGTTAGTTGCTCCTAGTGTTCCATTTACATAAAATTTTACATCTACACCTGGGTCAAATTCTATCCTAAAAGTGTTTGCATCTGTTAAAGTTACCCCACTTATTGAGGTTTCAGTATGTGCTGCACCACCTGCTCCAGCTGAAGTATGTCCATATAAATTACCTGAACCATCTATTGTAAAACAAGCTGCACTAACGGCTGCACTATCATAATCAAAAAATGGTGCATTACTTTGAACTAATCCAAAACCTGCTTGTTCAACACCTGTCGCAACCATTTCTACCATAAATTCTACAATAATTTTTTTAGTAGTATCAAAATATATATCCCTCGGAGTTCCTCCAAAATTCATAAATATTGCTTTAGTTGTTAATACTGAACAATTTGCATCTGAGCTAGGACTTAATCTTGCTGCACCCATTGAGCCGTTTATTGACGTATCGTAATTAAGTAAAGTCCAAAAATCACCAGAAGGAACATTCGTTGAAACTAAGATTGGTATACTAAAGTTCCAGTAAGTTTTAACTGTAGTAGCTTCCCCAACCCCTGCAAAAAAATTAGTATCTACACTCGTTGGTATTATTACTGTTCCTGTGCCACTATCATTTAATGTTCCTGAAGAATTGCTTGCATATTGAGGTGTATTTACTATGTTATCATCACAAGTTGAAGCTGCAATATTTATTCCATAACCTCCGTTATTTTCAAAACTACCACCTAGAATTAAACACTTATCAGAAGTTGCTGTTAGTTTAAGTCCATCAGAAGTGTTATTTCTTACACCAGAGTCTATTACAGAAATACTTGTATTACCTGATACAAGTTCTATACCTTGTCCTCCATTAGAAGAAGCGTCAAAAGTTACTAAAGATATGTCTGTGCAACTTGTTAGATTAAATCCATCTGCTGTATTAGAGTTTCCTACACCTTGAGAAAATCCACCTGAACGAATAGAATTTAATACTATACCAGAGCCACCATTTGATACTGCATTTGTAGAGTTCCAGTTAAATCTTCCACCATTAGTTATTGAAATTCCGTGAGAAGTATTTGATACAGGAGTAAATCCATTTATAGCAAATTCTGCAACATAGCTACCTGTTAGCCCTATATTGTTATCTTGAGCTAATACATTGTCTACGACAATGTATCTAGCGTCATCTATATCTATTCCATCTCCTGTTGAGTTTTTTACATTAAATCCTGAAAGTCTTACATTTTCCATTGTGCTAGAAATTCTGTAAGAGTCGCCTGATACAGTAGGACCATCATATCCTTCAGCTAGCGTTATGTGAGTGTCATCTGTTACTGTAGCTATTATCATCCATTGTCCATTTACAAACATACTATCTCTACCAGCTACTACGTTTGCAGACCAAGAAGTTCCTGAACCTACTACTGTTACACCATTTGTTATTGAAGTTAAAGTTCCTGTTGAATATCTATGAGTTCCAGCTATTGTAAGATTTCCTGCTGTTGAGTTAAAGTCTAAAATTGTTGCATTAGGTGATACACCTATTAAAGCAACATTTGCATACATTGTTATATCTGAAGCAAGGGTATAAGTTCCTGCTTTTAAATAAAGTGTTCCACCACCTGCTGTATTTATTTCATCTAGTTTATCTTGAATACTTTTTGTGTTGTCTATAGTAATTACAGAACCACCAATACTTAAAGTTCCTCTAAAAGTTCCATCATTAAATTCGGCATTACCATTTTTATCTATATTCCAACCAGTAGAACCAGATTTAAAGTTTGGAGATTGAACAAAAGATTTCTTTAGAACAGTTCCACCATTTTGGTTTGCAAAAGTTTCAAAGAGTTGTATCTCTTCGTTATATGTTTTATCTTTAATTGTGTCTGGATGTATATCCTCAATTTGTTCCATATATTTTTGCTGATTTAATTTTTACTGGATTTGTTGCACTACCATTAGTCCAATCAAATTCTAACCTAAAGTTATCTGTTACCTTTCCATTAAGTGGATAGTATATTGAAGTTTTTGCTGCATTTTTTGAAAAAGAAATTGTATCATTATAAATTGTAGTTCCTTGGTCATTTAAAAGTTTCCAATCTACTAAAGCTCCTGAACTCATACTCTCTATATTTATTCTTACAAAATCAATACTTGAAACTCTACCACCACCTGTAATATCAAAGAGTAGTGATTTCCAATTACAAGCTGTATCATATCCTGAAAACTTTGCTAACTTATATGAAGTGCTTTGAGTTGAAGCTACTAATACTGTTCCAAAAAGTGCAGATATACCTCCTATTGTTGTATATCCCCCATCTGCTAATTGAAATAATCTTGTTGGTAAGTCTTTACCACCTGAACCCCAAGCAAAAATAAGTCCTGCTGAATTCCATATTAAAAAATCTTGGTATGTTGTTATTTGATAAAACTCTGGTAACCCTCCTGTAAAGTTCTCTAAATCAGTTATTGAACTACCATTTACATATCCTAATTTATAACCACCTGTTGAAGTAATGTCTGCATACCATACAAAAATAGTTCCATTTTTTACGTAAAGTGCAGATATTAAACCATTTACAACTATCTCATCATCCCAAGAACTTGTAGTTCCATCCCAAGAATATATAGAAGATTTATTTGTATTACTTCCTGTTAAGTTTGGTCTATTTGCAGCTATCCATAATCTATCGCCTGACCAAGCTATAGAACTTATTACACTCCCTGTTGGTAAATCTAGTGCTTGTGCAGTAAAAGTAGTTCCATCATAAGAAGCTACATAAAGTCCATTAGCTATATACATAGTATCATTTCCTGCTGCTATCATTTGGTGTGGTGCTGATTGTAAAGCTGCTGCACCTGTTGGAACAGTAGAACCCCAGTCATCATCAAAGGTAGATGCTAAATCATATTTTCCTATATCTCCCACACTTCCAGTTTGATTATATGAGTAATATAGATTTCCTTGAAATTCAACTACATCTTCTCCTAGCTCACTTCCATTATCAGTTATTGTTCTAGGCCAGCTTGGACTTCCCCCTGAAGCCACAGTTGTTGCATTTATTTGATATAGTTTATTTCCACCTACTGCATAACCTACATTAGTTGCTGTTGGAACTTTTAATATTCCTTTAATTAAAGTTGATACTACACCTGCTTCTGTTCCGTTTGTTAAGTTAGCTAATCCTGGTCCTTGTGTTAAAACATTAGGATTAGTAATATCAGCATTCTGCATAGCACCTGCCATATTTTTATTTCCATAAGTAGGGTAAGTTGATTTCCACCAGTTAGGTGCATATCCTCCTTGAAAATCTTGTATGTTTATCTGCCATTTCATTTATGTATATTGTCGCCAATTTTTCTTTGGCATTAAGCGAGAAGGATTATCTTCTTGTCGTTTTTGATAAAATCTTGTTAAACCCTTATCCATTCTATTTTTCTGTTCTGCAAGAAATTGTCTTTGTCTTGGGTCTTGAACGAAGTCTATTGCTGTTCCATAAGAAAGTGTTCTATGAAAAGGACTAGCAAACCCTGGAGTTTGACTTGCTGCTGATACAGGAAATTCTGTTACTGCTCTTGAGAGTCTTACTTTCATACCTGAAGACATTGTTGTATAGCCTGTTCCTGGTGCTGGGTATAATCTTATTTCATTTCCGTCTAATGTATAATAAAGAGGCATACCTGTTCCAGTTAAATATTCCTCTGGAGAAATGTGTATATCTTCATAAGTTCTAGGTTTTAAAACAAACCAATCTCCGTTTGCATTTTGAACTTCAACTTGTTTTACTCGTAAAGCTGTTGTTGGTATAAGATAAGTCGCTGAAGCATTTGCAATAGTTCTTGAACCTATAGCTTCGTCTGTATTATTTCCATCATCAAAAGCCCAAGTTCCATCTGACTCCCATATAAGTCTAGCGGTATCTTGGTAATGTATATTTATATTTCTTATTTTGTCGGCATCTGGATAAGTCCCTGAAGTAGAGCCACATAGAAAATCTATGTCTGCTTTAATTTGTGTTATGTTCATATTTTATTGTATTATTTACTAATGACCCCATACTACAATATTAACATAAGTCAATATTCTAATTTCGTGTGGATAACTTATCGTTTTGCAATCACTCTAACGAGAAAAGGGTCTTCCCCTTTAAATTTTGAAAAACCAGTTCCTTCCTCTAGTTTAACTATTCTAAATCCATTTTCTTTTAAATCTTTAACTAATTGTGGAACATCTACAAAGTTTCTCTCGTGGTTATTAAATACCTTTGGTTTTAACTTATCTTCTGTAGTTCTTGCTTCTATAAAAATATAACCTTTAGCCCACTTTAATATATCTAGTTGTAATTCTCTTGTTATTGAGTGCCAAAAGAACCTAGCATATACATTTTTAGGACTTTTATTTTTCTTTATATAGTCCTCAACTTTATCTCCGTGAACTGCGTCAATACCATCTACATCAATGTCATTAAAAAGAAAGTAATTTGTATCTCTATAATTACCACAACCTAAATCAATAAGTGAACCTTTTATATAAGGTAATACTTCTTTCGCAAAAGAACTTTCTTTTGCTGTTAAACTTTTCTTATAGAATGTTTTCCAATAATCTTTATTGATGTCTGTCATAGTATTGTGGTGCGTGTTTATTTTTTAATGGTGTCTTCCAATCCCCATATAAATAAGTCAAATACTCTTTTATAGGTCCTGGTGTAATATAAGTATGTCCACGTAATTTTACGCTACTAGGTTTCACGTAAAACATTTTAGGACTTGATATTAACTTCATAGCATTAACTTTAGGTGTACAAACATATTCATCTCCTTCTTCTTTGTAAAAGAAAATAGAAAATTTAAAGTTTCTCTCACAAACAATTATTCCAGTTTCACCATCTCCGTCATATCTACATTCTCCATTTAATCCCATAGCAGTCATTTCCATTCTTCCAAAAACATTAAAACCTATCGGTTGTGTTTTAAACCCTAAATCTCCTAATGTTACACCTATAGCTTTCCTTACTTTAATATCTACTTTATCAATAATATCTAGGTCAATATCATCATCCCATTTAATAAAGTCTTTTTCTCTAGTCGCACCTAATACAGCACCATAAGAAAGAAAAGCTCTTACATTGTATTTTTTAAATACAGACATAACATCATTTAAGTCTTTTATTATTACGTCTGAACTTACTCCATGTTCTTTATCCATTAAAATATGTGTCGGCATTGATTGCCTTATCATCAATCAATAAATCAAATGGTTGTTTTTCTAAAAGAATAAGGTCATATTTTACACCCCATTTCTTAAATTGATTGCGAGTTAATTTATAATAGTTAATTCCACTACCGACTCCTCTAGCAGAATAATATACAAGTATATTGTCTTTAGAAAGTTTATTCAGTTTTTCAATTCTATCTTTAAAAGGTTTAGCATTTTCATAGTCCATTCCTTCTGTCTTACATATTGTGTTGTCTATATCTATATATATATTCATTAGTATTGAATTCCTCTTTCTTTTTGTCGGCAATAAGTTACAAAGTCTTTTAATTCGGTAGGGTCTGCTGAACCTTTTTGGTCGTGTCCAGGTAAATCTCTACTTAATGTAAAGTGTTTTTCTATAATAGTTGCACCTCTTTTTACAGCTTCTCTTGCCCAATACATACCTATTGTATGGTCAGAAAATCCAGCATATTTATCTCCAAATTTTACTGGAAAATTATCTGCTGTCATATATGTAGGATATTCAGCAACACAAAAAAGGTATTCTGCATTTTTAATTTTTGGTATTCCTCTTTTATCTAGTTTTCCTAGTGAAGCTATAATTGGTTTTCCTGTCTTTTCCATAGCTTTAATTAGCTCTGTATCATATATGGAACGACTTGCTATTTTATGTCTCTTGACTCCTAACTTTTCTAGCCATTCAAAATGTTCTAAATCAAAAGCTGAAGCCATAAATTCTATACCAACTTTATCACAATATTCTTTTAGTTCTTTAAATTCCTCAAATGTATGCTCTGAAAGTTTTAATTCAAAATACCTACTCTCCCAAGGTTTTTTTATTTTCTCTGTATCGTAGGCTTGAAACTTTGCAATATCAGCACCACACGCTTTAGCCTCATCTATGAGCAATTTAGCGTGTCTCATATAACCCATGTGGTTATGACCAATCTCTGCTATTACCAATACTTTTTTATTCATTTATTTTTAACGCCTTTATATAATCTGCATTAGTATGTATATCAACACTACTATCTTCTATTTTTAAATCAGGTTGTGGATTATAATAATCAGCAATATTTTTATAATTATTTAATCTGTTAATACTTATTCCCCATACACTACCATAAATACGACCACTTCTATGGCAAGTCATTATCTCTTCATATTCTTCCATTAAATCTTTAATTCTTTTTATTAACTCTTTATCTACATTAGGACTATTAGCTTGCACAGCTATTATAGCATCTACATCTCCCATAAATTGTAAGGCGTGTTTGTATACAGGAATATTAGGTGTATCACCACACAATTCATTAGGTCTTTTAATTGCAATAGCACCTCTTGAATCTGCCCAATCTAGTATATCTTCATCTTCAGATGATACAAATGTTTTATCAAAAATATCAACACATTTTATTACATTATTTAAGAACATAGGTAATCCATTAAAAGGAAGAATATTCTTCTTATCTAATCTATTACTATTTCCTTTTGCTAATATAAGTGCGTAAATTTTTTTCATATATAAAGTATGGGTAGGTTAAGGCCTACCCATAAATTTTGTAGAATGACTTGTAATTTTTTTACATTTAGAACACCTGTAATAAAGTATAACAATTTTTTTTACAAAATTGAAAACTTGTTTTTCTAAAGAACCTTTTTGCATATTACAATTTTTACATTCAAAGTAATATAAATTTTTCATAATAAACTATTTTACTTATTATAGCATAATTTATTTTTCTGTCATATCCCAAAGGAACATAGCGTAGTTTGCAACATCTATAGCTTCTTGTTTTACATCAGCACCTTCTTCTTCTAGCTCTGCTAACTCTCCTTTTAGTAAAGATATTATTCTTTTTTTATCCATAGTTCTCCAACCAAGTGGAGTATAACGATTATGTCTTAACTCTATTTTCTTTTGCATTTCCTTTGCAAAAATTTCAACAATTTCTTTTTCTTTATTTTCCATTTATTTTAATTTTTTTTATTACTTTATCTTTTAATAATTTTTCAAAAATACCATAGGCATAATCAAAGTTTAATCCGTAATCAGAACAAAGTTCAGCTAGTGTTTTCTTTCCATCAATAGAATAAATTAAATAATCCCAAGATAAATTCATTTGAGGACTAGGAGATTGAATATTATATTTACTTCTCATTATCTGTCCTTTAAATTTTCTAACAGGAATATAATCTTTCTCATAAATCTCTATTATCTTTTCTATTATTTTTCCTGTCTTATCTATCATTTCATAATCTATTTTATCTGGAGTATCTTGGTCTGTGTGATATTCCTTGTATGGATGTGTAGATAGTAGTATTCCAGGTATACCAATTTTAGGGTCATTGAAAGCGTATTCATCTGAGCCTATTGTATTTCTAAAGTTTCCCTTTCTATATGCTTGAGAGAAAGAATGTATTGCTAAATGTGCAACTCTGTTTATTCTGTCTTCTCCATCAAATGCTTTCTGTAAAAGAATAGAGTTAGTATTACCACAAATATCTATTGCAATAACAAAATCTACTTTTGATAAATCTTGTGTGAGAGCATAAGCAGTTGAACCTATTGTTTCAGGACAAAATATAATCTTTATAGTGTGTTCTGCTTTTAATCTACTAGCTAAATCTATAAGACAAGCTACTCCAGAGAGATTATCATTAGCTTGGAATGGGTGGTCTAGGTGTGCAAATAAAAGTATCTCTCTGTCAGACTTTCCTTTAATTGTATGAACTCCTAACTTCATTATTCCTGGTTTATATTCACTATCAATAAGAACCTCATAGCTTCCTTGTTTAAGTTTATCTTGTGTTTTTACTGCTATTGAACCATCTTCATTTCTAGGTAAAGTATCATCTATTTCAGTTAAAGGTTCTCTAAGTTGTTCTTTGGAAAAACAAAAACCCCAGTCATCATCATAATATTTAAAGACATAAGGTATAGCACTTGAAAATTCATCTGAATAGTATAAGTTCTGTTTTAAACCTTTCAAGTCTGTATGAAACTTTTGAGGAGTTGAACCTACTACTAAACATAAAGGGTTCTTTTTGTAGTCGGCTATTTTCTTTCCTTCAGGGTCTTTAATCCAAGCATCTCTAATTACCCACTCTTGTGGTATTGTCCAAGTACCTACTTTAGTTCCACTAGGAAATTCTAAAATCTCAAGTGGAATTAAGTGGTCAATAAATTCTAGTGCATTATCATAACCCTCTCCAAGTAAACATCTGTTCATTGGATAAAGTGTTTCTATTATATTTTTTGTATGTTCAATCATAATTCTGTTATATATACTTTAAACTCATCACCCCTAGTTTCGTGATTTAGAGTTTTAATTAAATCTAATAATGGTTTTCTAACTGTGTGTCCAAATATGAATATTCCTTTAGTTCCCTCGAACTTTGCTTTTAAGTATATACCCATAGCATCTTTTGACCAACAGTAGTAGACGTCTGCTTCTGGTAATGGAAATGAAAACACATTCTCTGTCATTACTTTAAATCCTTTTTCTGAAGCTAGTATTCCCCAATCTATTTCTTCTTCTATTCCGTGAACTTCCTTTGCATATTTAGAAAGAGCTACCATAAATGAACCACCACCACAACCAATATCACATACTACCTTATCTTGAATTACATCTTTAATAAGGTCTGCTATTTCTGTTGGTGTTTGTCCTTCAGGGATTCTCATTTATTTAATATTACATTTATAATCTCTTGTTTAGGGTTTTGAATATTAGTTCCACCATCATCTATTACTATTTTCTTTCTTTCTTCTCTTAAATGTTCTGGGTGTTTTATGGCGTGGTAAATTGCATCATTTATTTTACTAATATCCTTAACTCTTGTGCAAGCATTAGAATACTCTCTAGTGTATTCTCTATATCGTTCGTCTCCATTACAAGCCTTTGGTGTCCATATATCTGCAATAATTACAGGTATATCTAGGTATTGAGCTAAGAGTTCAAAAGTAGATTCTGAAACAGCTACAACTACATCAGCTGTACTTAATACTTCTGCACAAATATCTATGTGGTTTGGTAATCTTCTATCAGACCATACAGGATTTTGATACATTCCAATAGTATGTTCATCTGTAAGACATTTAGTAATTACATTAACTCCTTTAAGTTTTTCTAATTGGCTTTTAACAATAAAGTTTTCTGCAACATCTACATCCCAATGTTCTGGACTAAATACAACATTTATTCCTTTATGTTCTTTACGAGGTATTATGTGTTCAAATATAGTTGTTCCAGTAATTTTAATTTTTTCTGGTGAAACATTTGCTTTCTGTAATCTTTGCCTATCATTCTCTGACCACGCACATATAACATCTGATTTCAAAGGTTCATTAAATGGTGGGTATATTCTTGAAGTTCCTCGTCTTCCATGTTGAAGTAATACAGTTCTTTTACCTTTAAGTTGTTTTACCCATTTATCCCAACCACCCATAGGTGTTTCATTCCAAAGCACAATAACATCTGCTTTCTTTACCATTTCTGGAGTAACTTCTCCACTTAATATATTATGTCCTTGATTATGTAATTCTAATGCAACATCTGTGAGAATATTATTAAAGTCAAATAATATTATATTCATCTTTGTTGATTTTTTACTTTAGTATTTGATGGTAATTGACAAGCCAACTCCCAATCAAGACCAATAGCTTCTACACTACGATTTTTCTTAACCCATTCTCGTTGACTCTTTAGAATTTTTTCTCTAAAATCTTTATCTATTATTAAGCGTTCTAATTTATTATACCAATCTTTAAATGTATTTTTTGCTCTGTAATTTACTTCTTCACTATAAGGTTTTACATCTGAAGCTATAGTAACAGTTCCCACTGAAGCATATTCATAGAACTTTACATTAGATTTTCCACTATTAAATTCAGTATCGTGAAGTGGTGCAATTCCTATATCTAAATCACACATTGATAATGTTTTAGGGTGTAATTCAGGTGGCATAAAAGGTATATGCCAAAACCGAGTTTCAGTTAATTGTTTATAGAAATCAAGAGCTGAATTCATATAATCATTTTTCTCTGGTTGAAAGTTATATTGAAGTTCTTTTTGATAAGTATACATAGCAGCTTCCATTGGTTCTCCTGTAAGACCATAAATGGTAAAAAGAAAATCGTGTTTCTTATTAAGTTCTGCTAATACTTTTCCTATTAGTTGTAAATCTTTCCAATGAGAAGCAGCACCCATATAACCTATTTTAATAGTATCTTCATTTTGGTGTGGTCTTTCTCTGTAAATATCATAATCAATACCATTTGGACAAAGGAATATAGGTTTATTTTTAAAGTATTTCTTAAACTTTTTAGCAAGAACAGGACTTGGAGTAACTACAGCATCTGCTTCTTTAATCATACCTTCGTACTGGTCTTTCATAGCATTTGATACTAAGTGAGATGGATTGTCTTTAGACACTTCCCATATATCATCATCTAAATCATAGATTACTCTCTTCCCTCTTTTTTTGTAATCTCTCATCAATTTAACTGGGTCAAATTGAGTAGGGTAAACTCTACCAAATACAACAGTATCAGGCCATTCCATAAATTGTTCTGGCACTTCTCCTCCAATAGCTATTTGTTTACAAGCGTGTCCTCTTTTTCCTAGAGCTGTGCAAGGTGTTTCATTTCTATGCCACCATATACCACTTTGATAACTTCTAACGCTATCCAATATAAACATTATTTTCATAGTCTTATTTTACTTTCTTAAGAAACTCTACAAACGCTTTATTTGCAGCAAGTCTCTTTTGTATTTCTATTAAATTTTTACGACCTTGCTCAATAAATTGAGAACTTCCTCCAACTAGAATTTTAGCAGTAGCATCTTCTTCTAAAAGTGTATCTACTTCATTCATATACTCATATTGACTTATAAGTTTTAGTCTTGCTTTTCTTCGCAATTTCCATTTCTTAAATTTTTCTAACATAGTTATTTTCTCGATTACCCCTTGTATATCGCATCGAGACGTGAATACAAGGGGTAAACAACTAATTATTATTGATAATAAGCTGAACCAATCGGCATATTGATACCTCTTGAGCGATTCTTTGTAAATACCGCTGAACCGTAAACAGTCCAGGTTATAAAGTTAGAACCAATCATGTCGTCTTTCTTTCGGATTTCTAATACTGGTTCACGTAGTAATACTACGTCAATAGTTTTTTTCTTTCCAAAGTAAACAGACATAGAAGTAGTAGCAGACAAACCAGTAGCAGTTACTCCACCAGCACCAGGGGCGATAGCAGTTAACTTACCTGTAGGTAAGTTGTTGGAAACATAGACTTGGAAGCCCATAAAGTCTCCAGCGTAACCATTTCTAAGTGTTGAGTCTGCAACGTTAAATCCAACTGTAGCTGCTTTGATTTCAATATCAGCAGCGATTTTTGGAGGAACGATAGCACACCAATCACCTGTCTCTTCAACATTTCTGTTTCTAAGAACTTTTCTAGCACCTGCAAAGATTTGAATAATGTTTGCAGTTCCAGCAGAAACTGGTTTTGCGTTTGAACCTCCAGCTAGAATATCAGCGTCATCAGCAGGAACGAAACCATCAGCACCTGTGATATTTTTGAAAACATCTGTGTCGATAGTATTTCGTAGTTGATAAGCTGCTTCTGTAGCTAACTCACGAGCTTGGTCAACATTAGTAGTTAATGATTTTGCATCATCAACGTAAAATGTAACGTGCTTGTAAGCAGATACAACTAGAGTGTCAAAAGACCAGTCTTGAGCTGTAGCAGAAATAGTTGTTCCAGGTGTATATGTAGCAACTGTTAGGTCTCCGAATTTTGGAACGTGAATTGTATCAGCATACTTTAGAGTATCTGACAATCTCATATTCGCAACTTCAAGAGCTACCAGAGACTTATACAAAGGAACTTGAACCATAGTACTCCACAGTTCTGGTTGGATTGCACTTACGTCATTTGTTATTACTTGTGTCATTTAATTATTTTCCCCTACCGAGGTCAATTCTATCTGTCCGTTGTTTTGGATTTTTCCAAAGACCACGTTCCTCAAGGAGTTTCTCCTTGTCGGCCAAAGTCGCGTTTTTTAGTCTTTCAATCAAAGACATTGGTTTATCAGAATCAGCTTGTGTCCCAGAGGGCCTTAATGATAATTCTTTCTCTCTTTTAGTCTGATATGCAGACTGCCAGAGTTGAAAGTCTTCATCCTTTCGAATCTCTGATAAAGGTTTTCCAGTTAACTTATGCTGTGAAGCTAAGTATTCTTTCTCTCTTTTATCAAGACCTTCTAAAGATGCACTAATGTCGATATAATCTTCGACATTTAGAGTTGTGTTAACTACTCTTTTAGGTTCTTTTTTTAATCTACTTAATTCGTCATTGACTTCTTTAAATCGACTAAAAGGAATGACCTTTTCCTTTTTGGCAGTATTTATAGGCTCTGCCTCGGGTGTGTTTACGTCTTCACTGACGATAGACTCTTCTTCAGTCTCCTCTTCCTCTTCAGGGGATGAATCCTGAGTTACATCATTTTCTTCTTCCATAGTAAATACATTTTTACGTCTTTAGTGACGATACTATGTTATTTTATAAAAACTTACTCGCGTAAGTGATTTTTTAACGAGGTTTACTCCTCATATATTAGTCGTATCTTGTTTTATTACTTGTAACAACTTTCTCTTTCATAAAAGAAAAAATGTCATCAATTAAATCAACAGCATACTTTCTACCTAGTGTTTCTTCCCAACTCTTACAAGTAGATACATTATTTAACTCCTCTTTCTTTTCACTTAGAATAGCTTGTAATGCTTGACCATAATTAGTCAATCTCATACTTTCTAAAAGTTGTCTTTGTTCATTTGTCATTATGCAGTTACTGTTTGTTTACCTTGTAATGCTTGTCCTAATTGTGGGGCAGATACTCCACCTCCAGCTCTTTGTGGTTGTTGCATATTATCTATTGATTTTACTTCTACTTCAAATAAATCATTAGGGTTTATACCTCCATCTTCAGCTATTTTATAGAGTATCTTTTTCTTAACTGGGTCAGTTGTCATTGTAGGGTCAGCAGTTATAGCTTGTAGTATTGCAAAGTAAGTAGCATTACGAACTCTTGTATCTACACTCTCACCTGTTATATCTATATCAATATCATATTTAATTCCTTTATAAAAGTTACTTGGAATATCTAGTAGTTTTTCTTTTTCTTGTTTTATACTTTCAGTAATAGCAACTTCAATAATATCTTTTTCTTCATTAGTAGGTATTTTACCATTTAATGATTGTCTAATAACTTCTTTCATTATTAGTTCATTTTTCACCATTGATATATATTGGTCTAAATCTTTACCTACTAATCTTAATGTATGTTTTGTAGTATTGTCTTTTTCAAATTTAGGTAAAATTACTTCGTAAAGCATTTCCTTTATATCCATAGCAATATTCTCTTGAATACCCTCAAAGTAAGATAAAGTTTGTCCTATTGAGATTTGAGTTGAACCTAATGGTGTTCCTGCTGGTGAACGTTCTCCTTGAATAGCATCATAAGCAAAAGTCATTTCATCTCGGTTGTTCTGCCATTTTCTTGTTTGTTCATTAAAGAATGGTCCACTTCTGTCTTGAATATTAACTTCTGTAATTTCACTCTCTACATTAAAGACAGTTCCACTTTGAGCATTTTGTTTTAGATTTCTATTAAATGTTTGGTCTCTTGTTTGGAATAAGTGAAGTGCTAGGAAGTAAGCAGCTTTGCTTTCTAAGTTAGCAGTTTCATTTTGTTTTATTTGTGGTTCAAATAAAGTTTCAACAACTCCAACTCCAAGCCATCTACCTGAAATCTTTTCTGCGTGAAATTCCCAATAAGGATTTCCTTCCCATTCTTCTGAAGAAAGTTCTACACCTTGGTGCTTTACTAAAAGATTTCCATAGTAATCAAAATCATCTACACCAACATCTGCAATAAAAACTCTCTTATAAGGATACTTCATTCCATTCTCATCTTCTTCAACAACTTCTCCATATCGTTCGTAAACACGAATATGTGAAGTATCTTTCATTTGATGGAAGTTATCTATAACTTCATCTACTTTAGATTGTTTCCATTTCATTTGTTTTGCAATCTTTCTGAATGTCGTAGGAGTATAGTTATGAACTTCGGTTATAAAGTTCATATCTTCTAAATAGTCTGCTCTTTGGTCAACAATAAAATTTCTTAAATCAACAAAGTAAGGTTCTCCATCAATAATTTTTAAAACAACAGAACCAAATATTGGTAACTCATAGAATATACGATTAAGAACTTTACCAAACTGTTTATCTCTCATCCAGAATTTTAAATCTCTTTCCATAAACCAAGTCTTAATTGGTTCTCCACCACCTGCTGTAAGTAAACGAATATTCTTTGTATCAAAGTCAATAGCTTTTGTATAGACCTTACAAGGATTTTTAACAATGTTATAAAAATACTTTCTATCACCCTCGTCATCTATATCACCACTTTGAAATTTTGAATTATAATAAAAGAATATCTTTTCAATAGTCTGATACTGATTAAATGTTAAACCAGGAACAATGGTTATGTCCTTAATTTTAAAATCCTCTATTTCTTTATTTATAGTTCTTAATATACTTAAATCAGTATCTTTCATATTATTTCTTTTTCTTAGGGACTTTCACCTTCTTTACCCCATACTTTTGTCCTTTAGGCATATTATCTTAACCACCTTTGTTTTTGTTCAGGAATATCTGGGTCAAAAGGCGGATTATGTTTATCAACGACCTCTTCTTTTTCTTCTTTAGTAATTTTTATTTTCTCTTTTATTTTTTCTTTTATTTTTTCTTTCATATTTTTTAGTATAACACATTATTTTTAATAACTATCAAGTCTATTTACGTGTGGATAACTTTTAATTGTATTGGAAACGTCTATTTACTTGTGGAGTTACTTTTCTAGCTTCAATTTCTATTTCTCTTTTAGGATTAAATTCCCAATAAGCAAGCAAGGTAGACATTATGTCATCATCGTGAAAACCACGTGCTGCACCTGCACCTTGTTGAGTTGCTTCATTACTCCACATAAAAGAGTGCATCTCTTCAGTTGTCTTAGGGTCAAATATCTTTATTGCCTTATCTCTTAATAATCTATTAAAATGTGAAATCAATTCGTGCTTTGAAGAAGAAGTCATTCTAAATCCTAATCTCTCTGTTGGTTTATCTTGTTTATACTCAGTCTTCTTATCAGTATATACTTTTAAATCTCTTATCTCACGAATTAAAGCAGCACCTGCAGCATTTCTCTCTGGAATAATTAAAGGTTTTTGATATTTATAATATAAGAACTTCACTTTCTCTGCTAAACCAATAATAGGTATCTTCCCATTATACTTTGCTACCTTTTTACCACTAGAGTCTACTACAGAAATAGAACTAGGGTCTGTTATTCCCTCTGAAGGGTCAACACCTATCCTATATTCTAAACCTCTTGTAGGTTGGTCATATATCTCACAATCCTCTTCTACAGCTACAGGTAACTTTCTAAAACTTTCTAAATATTTAATATGTTCTTTAGCAAATACAGAACCTTTCAATAATGTTTCAGTAGTCCATTGTCCTAATACAAATCTCTTAACATAAGATTCATCTTCCTCTAATTGTTTTCTAACATAATCCCAAGGTAAATGTGGATTATATAACATAGAACTTTCATATAAAGAAGCATTAGAATTAGGATTTAATGTCCAAGTATCATTTACATACATTTCCTTATTCTTAAATAAATGGTAAGCCCAGAAGTTAGCAGGATTACAGTCACTATTACCTTGCCTAAAAGGAATTTCAGTTCTTCTTAAACGAGAATTTAATACCTGTATAACATTGTATTCAACTTCCTCTAACTGGTCAATAAAGTAAGCACCTAAGTTCAAAGATTTCAACTTCTGTTGAGCTTTCTTAATATCAGTAATATTACCACTTTGCATAGCATCCAATCCAAATAGAATAATCTGACTTCCATTATTAAAGTTAATCAATCCATCCTTTACTCTATGCTCATACCAACTAGGTGGCATTAAATCAAATAACTCAGGTAACACAGCTCTATCAATATCACTCAAAGTCTTTCTTCCTAACAGAACTCTATTACCTGGAAAACATTTACATAACAATATCAATTTAATATATAAAGCAATAGATTTACCAGAACCATAACCTCCACTATTCAAACAATAATCACTTTTAAAATCACTAATAAACTGACTCTGAACATCCTTATACTGTTCTGCTACCTCCTTTAAAGTATAATCCTTACCTAAAATACTAATATATTCAGGCCAACCACTCTTTCTAGCTACCTCAACAAACTCTTCCTTAGAATAAGAGAATTTATATAATTTACCTTTCAAAGTAATTTCCTTAATCTTTTTACCACTAAGTAAATCTTCTCCCAATTTAACCCACATACTTTTATATCCCATAATTTAATTATACAAAACCTAAAGTAATTAGTAAAGTTAAAATCTAGTCTGTGTGGAGAAGTTATATCTATATTTTGACTTACTTTTCAAACTAGACTATACTCCCCCCTATTGACATATATATCATTATATTGTATTACAAGTGTATTAAATTTCTAGTAGTATATTTTTATAAAGTAGAAATTAAGTAATTAGATGTGAGTTATTTAGTTTAA